TAGCCGTAGGTGTAGTTCGGGTCTACGACGGTCTTATTCGTACGGACGCGAGCGTTAACGCGTTGTAGTCCGCCCGCTGGCGAGAGCTGGAATTGTAGAGGCGTCGTTCCGCTAGTCTGAGGCAGGAGCGCGGCTTGTAGAAGGTTAAAGTTAGCCTGAGCCGAGTTACCGTTACCGGAGAACGTGTTCATAGTAATAGTAATCGTGCGACCCGAGAGAAAGTCGTTTCCGGTAAACATACCGTCGGCATATCCGCGGTTATCGTCCTGATTACGAATAGTAGGTAGAGACTCGAGACCGTCTACCGCAAGAATCTGGAAAGGCGAACCAGCTCCGCCGAATACGAAACCGTTAAAGGCGAAGGAATAGTAATTAAGCGAGGTAACGGTAGCCATTATCCAGCCTTCCCTGCGTTAAGTTTAGCGGCGATTCCTTGAGCGACTCCGTAGGTAAGAACGCCGTAGGTAGCCGTAGCGATATCCGAAGCCGAGACCGGAGTAGATATATAGTTATTTTGAGTATAAGCAACCGCTGGTCCCGTAGTAGCCGTAGAGGTAGGTAGAGACGAGCTTCCCGAGATATACGGAGTAGCAACGGATCCTGCCATAGCCGCCGCTCCGAGACCGACTCCCGCGCTATTAACCTTAGCCATAGAAGTAGCTACCGACTCGAGCTTCGTCTGTAGGTCGTTTAGCTTAGTCATAGTCGAATCGTGAAGAGCGGTAGCCGCTTGGTCGAACGACTGCTGAGAGGCGTCTAGCGAGTCCTGTAAGGTCGTCTGAGCCTTCGCTACGGCGTCGTCGTATGCTTGCTTATTCTTATTAAGAACGTCGTTAAAAGAGTCCGCCTGAGCCGCTAAAGAGGTATTTAAGTCAGCCGTAACCTTGTTATATTGGTCGACTAGAGCTTGCGTAGCGAGTTGCCCGCCTTGATTCATCTGGTCGGCTAAAGCGTTAAGACCCGTCGTAGACGTATCCTGAACCTGTTGGAAAAGGTTTTGGATTTGCGCCGTAGTTCCGGGTTGCGCGTTAATAAGGCTCTGCGCCATTTGGTCGCCCATAAGTGGACCTTGCGCGACGACCTGCTGGATAAAGTTCTGCGAATATCCGAGACCCGCGAGCTTAGAAGCGTCCGCGGCGAGTTTCTGCATAGCTGCTAACTGGTCTTTTAAGGATCCGATTAAGCCGCTAGTAGTACCCGAGCTAAAGAACGACTTACCGAGGTCTATCTTCGTTACGTTAGCGAATTCGTTAGTAAGGAGCGCTTCCGACTGCTGAACGATAGCTAACTGCTTATCCGCCGCCGATTGTTGTAGTTTAGCGATAGCGTCGTTATTAGCCGTAGCCGCCGCGAGGTTAGCCTCGTTTAGTCGCTTTTGAGAGTCCGCTACCGACTGGTTAAAGGTGAGGTTAGCCTTAGCTATAGCGTCGTTATGCGTCTGTTGTAGCTTCTGGTAGGCGACCGCGTAATCCCGAAGGTCGACGTTCATTTGGTCGTAAATAGATTTAACTTGCTTCTGGTCAGCCGCTAATTCCGCTACCTGCTTCTTAACGAGAGCCGCCGCCTCAGTAGCCGACTTCTTAGCCGCCGCGAGCGCCGCTTTACTAACGTCTCCACCGGGAATCGAGCCAGAGATATCGGTAGCTCCTCCGGCGCTAGCTCCGCCGAGCGTCTTAGATCCCCCGAATAGGTCAGGTAGAGATATCTTCTTATTAGCGAGGCTATCGAGGTTATTACTAAAATTACCAATATCCTTAGCCGCCCCGTTTACGGCGTCCGCGATTCCCTTAAAGTGACTTCCGATAAAAGGAAGGTGCGTAGCGGCTTCGATTACTTTACCGATAGCGCCTACTAAATAGCCGAACGCCTTAATAATAATTTCGATACCCGCGGTTACGGCTTTACGGAACGTCTCGGAGTGATTCCATAGGATAACGAAACCTGCCGCTAGAGCCGCGACCGCTAATACTACGAGACCGATAGGGTTCGCTTCCATAACGGCGTTAAGAGCCGCTTGCGCTACTGCCATAGACTTAGTTACTTCGGTTCCCGCGGCGGTAGCGAAGGTAAGAGCGATTTGCGCGGTTTCCATACCCTTAGTAACGGCAATCCACGCAATTTGAGCCGCCTTAAATACGTTAAGGGCAATTTCGTAAGTCTTAAAGGCTACGAAAGTAGCGGCAAGAATAGCCGCGAAATACTCGAAGGCGGCGGCGTTCTGCTTAATAAAGTTACCGATAGGTTCGAGCGCCTTTACGACGTCCATAAAAATAGAGATAAGTTTAGAGATTATTGGGAATACGACGTTACCGATATTAACTGCCATTTCGTTAAACTTCTCTTTAAGAGCGGCAATCTCTCCGGCGAAAGTATGCGTATAGGCAACCGCCTGTCCGCCAATCTTCGCGTTTAATTCGTCCATAGCCTTAGCGATAGCTACGTTCTTCGGAAGGTTCGTATCGAGCGTAATACCTAATTCCTTAAACGCCTTTACCGAGCCTTGCGTTCCGCGAGCGAGGGTGGTAGCCGCGGTATTTAGATCCTCATGCTTATATCGAGCGAGGTCTGCCGCCATAGACATTAGCTTCGTCGATTCGCTAACCGAACCCGTAGCGGTAATTAACGTACCCATAGCTTGCGCCGCTTGCGCGTGGGTAAAGCCAAGAGAGGCGTAGGATTTAACGCTTTCGTCGACCTTAGCCTTATTCGCCGCGGTAGCTACTCCGGCGTTATTCATAGCCGTTTCTAAACGACCCTGCTCTACCTGCGCGTCTTGTACCGCGAGGTTCATCTCGCTAAGAGTCTTTTCTAGACCCATGACGCCTTGCGTTAAGAGGTTTCCGCCGAATACCCCGAGCATTAAGTCTTTTAATTTACCGAGTCCTAGACCCGTCTTTTCCGCCTCGGCGGTAATAGATTTTAGTCCTTCGGTCGCCTTAGAAACGCCGGCGGATACTCCGCTTGTATCAACGGTTACCGATATCTGTAGACCGGGGATCTCTCCTGCCATGCTTATCCCCTAATCGCCGAAGTAATAGCTATTACCGCTAACTGTTCTGCTCTTCTCGATTGGATAATCGAGTTACGCGCAGGAGTCATATAAGGGTATTTTACATCAGAACCCCACTTAGGGGAGCCTTCTTCTAGGACGCGAGAATAAACCGCTCCGGAATCGACTCCTCCGACGTAAGTACCGAATCCGATTCTTACTGCGGGTTGTGCGCGGATATTGTTAATTAAGTTTCCGGTAACGACCTGCGGACCAGTAGTTATCTCTTTACGACGCGTTCCGATAGGGTGCTTTGCTTCCGAGGCGTTAGCCGTAGCTAATCGGTCGAGTTCGGCGGAAATATAGTTAACCGCGGTATTAGCGCCCGAGTCGATACGGACTAAAAGACGGTCGAGAGCGGCTTCTACCTCGGGTAAGTTATCGCTCATTTACGGCTCTCTATCTGCTCTAATTTAACTTCCTCTATGATATCGGCTATAGAGAGAAGCCAATCGGCTCTAGCGGCAGGAAGGTTATCTACCTGCTCGGGAGTCCACCCGAAGCGATCCGCAAACTTAAAGTAAATCCACTCCTCGTCGGGATACTTAAATCCGTCGGTTCGTAGACCTCCTTTAAGAACCCACTTTAAGCGTTCGAGTTGTCTAAAGGGCTATCGGCGTCAGCCTTATTCTCTTCGGTATCTTGTACGCGAGGGAATAGGTAATCGCTCGAGGATTGCGTCGCCTTAACGAGAGCGTCGTAGTCACCGGGAGTTAGTTCGTCGAGAGACTCAATCTTTACCGACGGAATAATTAGGTCGAAAGACCAGTCCTCAATCATTACGGCGATAAGAGCGTCACCAAGAGCGAGCGCCTTAGATAGTTCGCCAGACTCGGACTCGCTAGCGCGGACTACACGCTTACGGTCTTTATATCTAATTGACGAAGGGTCGCGTAGGGTTACGGTAGCTCCGGAAGGTAGTGTGATTTTATTTGCCATTTTTGCCTCCTGTAGTTGTGCCTCGTTTATCTTAGTATAAAAGGGCAGTAGGGGTACGGGATCTAACGAGGCGGAAAGATCGACCTGCTACCCCTACTGCGTTCTAGATTAGACGACTGCGGTTGTTACGGCGTTCTTAACGACCCACTTAATAGGTGAGTATCCGACCGAACCGGCGTCTGTGAGGTTACCCTGAGCGTTAATGTCTACGAGAACCTCTACGAAATCCTTTGAGCGCTCGATAACTGCGAGGGTATAAGCACCCTTAGTCATAGTCGCTTGGATTTGCGTAGCAGAAGCACCCGAGCCTTGCGCCCAGTTAAAGACTAGGGCAGGTTGGGTGTTAGTCAGGTAGTTAGTAAGCTGAGTATCGTTCTCCATAAGGAAAGTAATCTTGCCGGTAACTTCGGTAGCTCCGACGAATACTTGGTATGGGTTCTGGGTATTAGCGATACCCCAGATAGGTGTAACCGGACGCTTGATGTCGATATTACCGGTTGTTGAGTTAGAGATACTCGTACCTCCGACGCTTACGGTTCCGTACCAAACAGGGGTAGGGAGAATCGTTGAGAAGCTAGGGGTAGGAGTAGAGGCGGTAGCCGAGACGAATCCGGTTGCCTTTGCGTCGTACATAAGTAGACCGTCCGCATTAAACTTTAGCGAGAAGTCGTGGAATTGCATACCCGCGTAAGCGCGTACCGCGGCGCTATAGAAGTCGGTAATAGTAAAGGCAGAAGGCTGAGCGTCTGCGGCGGCGGTAGCCGAGTTCTTTACCGCAATAGTATGGGTATAAGGAGCCGAAGAGCCGGTAACGACGTCTTCACCGAGGACACCCGCGATAGCGTAAAGGATAGTATCCGCGAACGCCGCTCCGCTAAAGTCAAAAGTAGAGTTAGCGCGACCCTGAATATAGTTGTAGTTCTTTACGAGAGATCCGCGTAGACCTTCGTCGTAGAGTGGTCCGTAGATATCCTGAGGCTTAACCGAGTTAGCGATTACCGGAATATAGACGGTAGGAGTTACAGGTGTGCCTTTAGTAGTTTCCTTAGCGAGACCTATATAACTACGGGCTGTGTTTTGTACGGACACTTACTCACGCTCCTTGCGTTGTGTCAGACGGTGCTGACGGTGTTGGTGTTACGGGTACTTTTTTAGCTGACGCGGCGATTACGTCAGCGGCGACGAAATCAGCGGGTGCGTCAAAAGTGTCTCCGGGCTTAACAGTTAATACAAGCGTAGGAAATTCACGCTCGCTAGAGCCGGTATATTGGAACGTTGCCATATCTCTCCTATGCCTGAATCATCTGCGTCACGTCGAATCGGATCTCTGCCCACGTTTCCGTAGCGCCGTTATCCGAGGTAACAGGCTCGCCGTAGAAGGTATCTATCGCCGGTTCTGCACCTTGCCAAACGTAGTTTCCGGTCGTATCGCCGAATCTATGGTCAGCTCGAAGCGTTGTCTTGATGTTGTCGATAAGTGTATCAAAATCAGCCATAGCGTTTTCCGCTAGATTTTGCAAGGAGTGGTGAAAGACCTGTAGGACTACCGTATAGTCGACGCGCTTCCAGCCGTTCGTAGCGCCACCGATAGCTAAACGAGTTTCGCGTTCTCCCTGAATAAAGATTACGACGGCGGATCGAGACATCTGTCCCGCGGTCGAGTTTAGCTGGAAATTTATACGCTTTGGAAACGAGGTAAAGATTTGATTTAAGGTCGGGATATTCGCGCCCGTAAGGTACGAGTAAAGAGTCGACCGAAGGTTGGTACGGTTTCCTGCCGTCATTAACGCATTCTCCGGAAAGGAGCGAGAAGCTCTTTAGCGAGAGCGAGGTCGGAACCGATAATCGACTGAACCGAAGGACCACTCGTAGCGCGAGTAGTTACTCCCATAGTAAGCGAGTTATCTCCGCGAACCTTTAGGAAGTCGGTCGTAACGAGGATAGCCGCCTCTTTAATCGCCTGAGGCATATTTCCTACCGAGGCTCCTGCCGCGTGCGTATATTGGAGCGTAGTCGTAATAGGGACGGTATTAGAGCCGTAGCTATAGTTAGGGGAGACGACGACCTGCTCGGTATATTGCCCATCGTAGATATTTACGACCGTTCCGGGTGTTAGACCGATAGGGTCGACCATAGTAAAGCTAGCGGCTCCGGCGCTCGCCGAGGAGATTAAGCCGTTACAGAATCCGGCGACGTAGTTATAGCTCGTATAAATACGGGATCTAACCGAAGGAGGGAATCCGAAGGAGAGTGGTCCCTGCGAGCTATAGGTTAAGCCGAGCATAGAGAGCGGGTAGATAATCTGCGACTTCTCGAACCAGCATTGGCTAAGAGTCGAGCTAGGGACGGTAATCATATTCGTAGGGGTTACGCCGTAGGAAAGGGAATTAAGCGCGACGACGTTGTTATAGTCGGGGCTAATAATGAGGAAGCCTTCTTGCGTAATTCGCGTCCGTTGTTGTTCGGTAAAGTTTTGAGCGATAAGAGGCTGATTAACGTAAATGTCAATCCACGAAGAGGCGCGCTGGATAACTGACGCTAGCTCCGCGTCCTGCTGAGCTTGAGTACCGCCGTTTACTAGGTTCGAGTAGTCGATAGCCGTAGGAGCGTTCTTATACTCGGCAATCGTTAGATATGAACCCGATTGGAACTGTGTAATCGGTGATACTGCCGCCATGTTTAGTCTCCGTCGGTTCTAGGGGTTGCGTCGTATTCGTGTCCGCAACGTCCGCACTTACGGAACCACGAACCGAAACCGCACTCGGTACAAGTGTACCCGCGCTCGGTATCTCCTGCCGAAAATCTTGCGAGGTTCTCTTCTACGAAACCCTCTGCCTTTAACGCTCTAATATGCCCCGGGTCATTAACTGAATATAAACCTGCGCGATCCGCTTTATATCGAGCGACGCCAGCTTGCGTCTTGATATTAGTTTCTTTAACGAATCCGTCGCGTGGTACTAGTCGTGCCATGTATTACGCCTCCTTTGTATTAAGAAGGGAGAGAGCCATTACGACTCCCTCCCAACTTGTTGTGTTACTTATTATGCAGCGGTGATTCCTGAAACTACGCCATTCCATGCAGGAGCAACGCAGAAGAAGGTACCACGGAAATACGTACTGAATTCGTACGCGAACTGTGTTACAGGCCATTGTACCCCGAGATAATCCTGCACCAAGTAGTTAGACCAGACATCAGAAACCTCTGTGTCAGGAATTGGCAAGGTCCAAGAGATTACAGGTGCAACACCCTGTGGAAGCCATGGGTGAACAATCAAGTCAACAGACTTGCCGGTCACTTCATTAACGATTCCACCAACGACTGAACCGAGGACTGCGCCTGAGGTCTCGTCTTGTGTGATGTTGAGACGGTAGTTAGCGTTAGCTGAACCCTTGATAGCGTCTGACAACTGCTTGCGGTCAGAACCGTTAATCAAGATAGCGTCTGGGTCAGCCTTTACGTTGTTGTAAAGACCAGCGAATACGGTCTGGAATTCAGTACCTGGATTCGAGTTAGAGAAGGTTCCCGCAATGTTGTTGATATAACCTGAGTTAGATCCCAAAACTGTTGGAAGGATTCCGTCATAGCCTGTTGCGTAAGCAGAGGTATCAGACGAAGCGCGAGAAGCTAGAGCGCCGGAAGTTGTAAATGGAGCTTGGTTTCCGGTAGAGGAGGTTCCGGTTCCGCCGAGAGTAAAGACGGTACCAGTTGTACGACCCTGATAGTGAGCGTTAGCTACACCAGTAGTTGTACCTGCGTAGACGTTGTAACCGAGTGCGCCAGCTACTGCTGAGATAGTTACGGTAATCGCCTGTGAAGAGGTTGTTGTTGACTGAACAGAAGTTACAACAGACTCACCGAAACCGGTAGATGAGATACCAGCGTCAGCGGTTACGTAGATGTAGTAGGTGTTATCAGCGAGAGCGGTAACTGAACCTGCGGCTGAAATCTTCGCAAGAGTTACGGTTGCAGGAGCTGAAAGTGCGCCTGAGTAACCTGTAGCGGTTCCGCGACCCATCAACATCATACGCTCTTCCATAAGCATTGTTGCGTAGAGAGTAGAAGTTGAAGAGAGCTGACGGAGATCTTGGTAACCCAAGCCTGAGAAGTTAGCGTCAAATGAAACGCTATCTGACAAGCTGTATGAGTTGTATGGCAAGACTAGATCGTCTGCGGTGTAGGAAATCTTTGGACCACGCTCGAAGTTAATCGAACCGAAAGCAGTTGTGGTGCTCTCACTTACGCC